TCTAAAACTAGATCCCTTGCGCCCTCTAACCTTTCAGACAATCTTTTATCTTGTCGATAGGTGCTATTCCAAACGCAAGCGATATCGCATAAATCCTCTAAAATAAGCTTACCTTCTTTTGTAGAAAACAATTTCTTGTATGCTCTTTTGCGGTCTATTTGATATTTGTAGTATTTTTCTTTTGCCTCGGCAGTGACGCTATCACTAGCCATTTCTGCCGGGGCAAGTTGTTTATATAGGTCTTGTAATCTGTCCATAAAATTATTTAACCGACCATCTCATTTCTGGCTTTTGCCATATTCAGAGTTGCATTTGATTGTTGCTCTTGCACTTGCGATTGCATAAGTGCTTGCTGTTGTGCTGCTTGCTGATCTTTCGCTGCTTGTAATTCAAGCTCTGTCGCAATTGCTGTTCTTGGAACTTCCATTTCCATAGCAATTTCTTTCAGCATTTCTGCACCCTTCACAATCATTGGTGCTTCTTGATCGAACTGTGCAGTCTGAGCGGTAATCTGCAGGAACTGTAAGAATGCTTCTACTTTAACCATTCTTTGTGCTTTTGCAGCCGGACTTGTGTAATAGACTGATAGGTCATCAAGTTTGACCCCCAATGGTAACTCTGGCAAACGTTTATTCTTATAAAGGAGCTTGAAGCTTGTCATCAAGCATGGGCTGGTAAACTCCTTTTGAATTCTAGCTATCATTGGAGAAAGTTGACGCAACCCTTCGGATCTGTCATCGCTGATCTCTACGGCTGTCTGTCTTTCTTTCTTTTTGGGTCTTATAAATTGGTCTACGAAAAACGCTTGAAGAACTTGCTCCCGAACATCGTTAATCATATCTCTACCGATTCTTGGATCTCCAGCAATATAAACTGGCTTCAGTGGGTCACCGTTTCCGAAAGCGAATGCCGGATCCACAAACACAAGGTCACCTGAATTAAGAGTATGATCTCCGGTTACGGAACCATCAACACAAGCTATCGGTGGATTGATTGCGAGTTCTGCAGCTTTAATCGTCATTAATCGCAATGCTTGGAGCATACGCACGTCATCTAATGCGAGTGCACCTTGACCTCTTCCGAAAGTTTCCCCTGCGACCTTTGACCAACGTGCCGGGTGATACGGGAAGTAATCGAACCCACTGCATTTCAGGACACATTCTTCTGGCTTATTTGCTCCACTATAACCTTCTATAAACCAACAACTTGCATACTTCTTGCCTTGGAACTTATTAGTATACTCTTCAAATGTTCTCTCATTATTTGGCAGAACTGCATGAATTACCGTATGAAGATGTTCATCAGACGATTTAAGCAATTTAGCTGGCACATTTTCCTCACCGAATTCTTCAATGATTTGCATGGTAGTATATTGCATACTTCGGAAAACATGATCAAAGAGACCTCTAAAGTTCTCCAATAGATCACACTCGCCAAGGCTAAAAGCCCGAAACTGCAGATGGCCAGCATCTCTGTCGTATTCTTGATAAGGAACCCCAGTGCCAAAAGCCCCAATGTCCATAAACACTTCATCTGCCATTTGAGCAAACCCGACTTCTGGTCTTTGATACTCTTCATAAATAATATCTGATACTTCCTCGACCCAACTGAGAAAATCTGGATCTTTTTGTATTTCTCTATTTTGCGATCGGAAAGTAAACCATCTGACAGTGTCACTTACATTGTAGGCATACATTGCAGAAGCGAATTGTCTGAGTGCCCATATCCCTGTCGAGTCGTAAATTTGCGATTCCCGGTTATATCCTTGTTCAACTTTGTGATCAAAGAATGTCCCTCTTGGCCTGATGAATCTAATGATTTCATTAAACTCATCTGTAAAGTTAGCTTTATTTTTCCGGGCAGTAGTATGTCGCTCTATTATTTTTTTAACGTAGTGCATGCTCATGAAGCGACCTTTGGCTTGAGTAGATTTTCGTCTGCATCTAAAGCCGTTAAGCTTCTTTTTCTGGTAGTGACTGCAGTATTGGCGCTAGACGTAGATGAAAGTAATGATGGGGCCATTGGTGAGACAATACTTGCTGCTCTTCCGGCCCTGCTCACAATATTATTAAGTGTTTGGTTTTGAACTGAGGCAGCATCTCTACTTGGAGCTACTCGTTCCGGGGCTTGGTATTGTTGAACTGGGGCTGGTCCTGAAACGTCAACGGGTGGTGCGGTAAACTTGGCCCTGAAGCTGATAAGCTCTCTTGCCATATTGTAATCGTCTCGCATTACATCTTCCCCTGCTCCCATACCTCCCCCCGTAAGTCGTTCTGTAAGAGCAGCTTCGTCAAATCCTAAAAGCGACCCATTTAACTGAGACATTAGATTTGATAAATTGCGATTCCCTAAGACATTAAGTGTTTCATCTACCTCTGCTCTTAAGTCAACACGTGCCCTTTCGCCATGACCTAGAGTCTTATACGCAGCAGTATCTTTACGATGTTGCGTAGCTCCTTTTAATATTTCATCCAAGCTTGCCATAATAGATAATTAGTTTACAAAAAAACTTGACTTGTCAAACTTTAAGCTTGTAGGCCGTTTCCTGAAGATAACTCTTAGGTCTTTTTTTCTTTTGCTTATTTTGCCAAAACCTCATGGCTATACCTCCAAGCATAAAAGCATCGGAACCATGCGAAGCATCATCATGCTCCGGGTTATCTTTAAATCTATTCATCTTGTGGTCGTATTCTCGCTTGTATGACCGCAGACAGCCCAATCCCTCCGAACATAGAGCATCATCAAACCTTACCCTTCTAAGCAACGCTCTCCCGGCTTCAACTTGCTCTGTCTTGGGCAATCTAGGCACCGGGTGAAGCCTTAGACCAAATCTACGAGCATTATCAATACGGGTAATCCCGGTTGACTCGTGTTGCCTCATATCGTGCGGAACATAATGAGTTTCATAGACATACGGTCTATTTTTAAGCACTCGGGCATAGTGATCAATTCCTTTCAATCTATCCTCATAGTAATCAATAAAGATTACCTTTTCCTCAAACACCTGAAAAAACCATATAGCAGTATGATCATCAAATCCCCAGTCCCAACAAGTAAATACCGGATAATCTGGATCCCATTCGTATTTCCCTATGTATCCTTTTTTGTCGAGTTCAATAAGTTGTTGACCAAATATCGAACCTTCCGCAGGAGCATCAAAACTACACCAATATTCACTTTGTATTTTCTCTTCGCTAAACCCTTCATTACGAGCCTCTTCTACAAGTTCTTCTAAGTCCCATCCAGTATACTTCTGCGTATCCTCGACTGTCAATAGCTGAGTGTAGTGTTCCTTTTGCTCCAATCTCTTTACCCGGTTCCAATGGTCATACCCATGATTTCTTCCATGAGGAGTATAACAGAAAATAGCCCAACCATCCGACTCCTTCAACATCGGTTGCAACATCATATGTGTTGACGGTGGCATCAAATCATATTCCGAGTAAATTACACCAGAAACCCCGGCACCTACTAATGCTTCCGGTTTATCCGCACCGATGATCTGATAAATACTTCCCCCTAAGTCCGGGTGAAAAGTGACCGTCAACTCTGCATCGTTTATACCATTACCACCGTTTTTAGCATTCCGCACCTCAATTGGTATATAATCAAGGTATCTAATCTCCGGAGTAGTGTGCTTCGTTCTACCATACCAGATAGATTTCTTACCTTGGCTATAATTCGGAAATACATGCCAATACGTCCCCGGTCGCAAAACACAACTCCTGATCAACCACTGTAAAGAAAATAAATCCTTACCAGCACGTCGATGCCAGATAATAGTCATTCTCTTACCCCCGGTCGCTAGATAATTCCAAGCTTCACTCTGATAGTCTCTAGGTTTCCACATCCAAGGGATTTGCTTATCCCAATCTGGTAAATATTTAGGTTTGATCGATCTCGCCATCTTCTTCGTCCACTAATTCAATAAATACTAATTCCATTTCCTCTTGCATCTCTGGCGGTATAGGCCAAGGAAAACCCCATAAGTCACATATCATGGTCTGCCATGCAAATAACTCGTAGTCCAAGGCCCTTCCGGTATCACCATGTAGTATCTAGGACTGCCAACAGAATACGCCACATCATCCAAATACTTATACCACTTGCCACTCTTCAACTTTAACATACATACCTCACCATCCACATACGCAACATATTTACCATTGCGCTTCGGATCTCCATGTATCTTAACGTCCTTCCAAGATGTTATCGCTTTCGCGTCAATATCACCTATCTTCGGTAACTCCGCTATACTCATCCCTCAGTAACCTCCGGCACTTCCCGCCATTCTTCTTGACCGTTAGTCGTATTGATCCACTTGGTCATAAGGACTTTCTTTGTTATAACAAACTCAGGTAGTAT